CCCATCGCCACCACCTGATCCTGATCCGTCACCATCTGATCCATCGCCATCAGAACTAGGTGAACTATTGTATAAACCAGAACCAATGGAGACACAATAAGTGTTGGTTTGATTTGTTGCTGGAGTAATATATTTCAGAAGTGTAGTTTGCAACGAAACGTCACTAATACACTTGTTTGAAAGAGAAATTGCTTTTTGGAAAGCATTTGCTCTAAATGTAGAGTTGAAGTTATTGATTTCAGTTTGGATTGCCCAATCTTGAATAGAATTCTGAATATCTGTTTTGATGCTAGAAGAGTTAGATCCGCATCCAGTATCATACTGAGCAAATATTTTGTTGTAGATGAACATATCATCGGGATCTACAACAACAGGGTCAATCGATGCCATAGCATACTTTCTCAAAAGACCCGAAACCTCTCTCTTAGTTGCTACGTTGAGGTTGGTTCCAGTTTTTGTCTTAATAGCGACATAAACTTTACCATATACAGGTGGGTTGAGAGAATCGCCGCCATATGCAACAACTGAAGAAGCGTTATCGTATAGTTTCTTAGTTAAGATTGCGTAATCTTGAGCAGTAACTGCTCTGTTTTGAGCAGCAAAGAATCTAGGTGCGCTATATTTGATCGATTCAATACTTTCTGCACCTTTACCTTGCTGAGACTGCTCTAGAACTTGAATCTTAACGGTAGCAGGAGAGTATGACTGACCATTGTTGTCAACCAGTCTACCAATGAATGAGAATGTTTTGACTTCATTAGCAACGGGACCATTAGTCACCATATATTCTAAATCAATAACCTCACCATCGTTTAGAGACCTTCCAACAACACCATCACCAAATCTAAGTTGATAGCGCATATCTTCAGTTTCAAATAAGAAGTATACACGAGTGGTTGCATCTAAAGCAGTGATATTATCAACTCTGTTGTATAAATCAGATGAGGTTGAAGATTCGTTTGCTCGGACTCGAACAGTTAAAGTAGTGGTATCAACGTTTTGAGCAGGAATGATGTAATTTTGATTTGCAAAAGTATTAACAATATACGAATACTCAATGATATTACCTTCACGCATAATCAACTTATCAAAAGTTGCTTTACCTGTGATGGAGTCTACTGTTGTAGTGACATTATTAAGAATGTTCCAAATATAGTTACCGCCAGTTGCAACCGAACCCTTTCTTAAAGTAACCGTACTAGGATAAATTCCATTTACCGCAGTTGTTTGAACTTCGATTTTGACACACGCTCTAGAAGTTGCAATCGAAGTGGGAATATAATTTAAAAGTTTAGCAATACCAACAACGTTGTCTCTGACAGTTGAAGAATTCAAGAAAACTTCATTCAACGCCATGTTGGCATTAAACGACGTGTAATACGTGTTAAACGAGAGTAAGTCAATTAGATATGACAGAGTAGACCCGTCAAAGTCGTAATCGGTAAATTCTGTTCTTGTTCTTAGGTACGCTTTGATTGAGGCTTTAATATCCTCAAAATCTAAAGCAGTTAGGTTATTCGGTTGCATTATTCAGGTCTCTGTAAAACAAACTCGATTGTTTCAACAATTGGTAACCCAACAATTCTGTACTCAACTAAAACATTTAGTTTGTTACCCTCATAAATTGGTGTAACAATTACTTTGGAGAGTTCTACTCTGGGTTCATACTGATTAATTGTATTTATGATCTCTTCCTTAACAGTATCCGCAGTAAAAGGATCCAGGGGTTCAAATAGTAAACTATTTACCCTAGATCCTTTGTTTGGTTGAAATGGTTTTTCACCAGGTGTAGTTAAAACCAAGTTTTTGATTGATTGCTTGATAGCATTATCGTTTACCACACCAGATACGTCATCAGTAAAAGGATTCTTAAGCAATCCTATACTAACATCTTTGAATCCCTTTGATTTAGAGAATTCCTTCCCTGTGATCTTCTTTAATGCCATCTAGATACGGGTCAGTCCGTATTATTTATCGCCCTTGACCACGATAACGTTTTTTGGCGTTATTACGACTGGTGGAAGCATATTTGGTGTGCTGTCCGTTACCCTGCCGAGTTTTTTTAGGTCTCGATTCAATAAACGCACCACCACTTAAAGATTTTGAACGTGTTGCCATAATTAAGCTCCTACAAATACATTTGGACTACAACCGCCGACTAATGATAGGCATGGAAATGGTCCAGCACCTGTCATTGTTCCGAATGGGTCTTTAAATCTGCCTAGCGGTCGTTTATTTACAAAGACAGTTTTAGAAGTGGCGTGTAAGACCCTCGGATGACCAACTTTCAACTCTCTTGGAGCATTAGCACCGATGGTGCAGTGATATGCTGGAGTTGGGAGTGTGGTAAAACACTTGTATCCGATTGACTGAGTTGTGAAGATAATCTCAGTCGGGTGTGGGATAAGCGCGTCCTTATCAACGATAGGAACTTTTTTATTTATCACCACGTTGGTCACGCCGCCTGCTAGAGGAAGTTGTGCGGTTGGTTTCCAATAGCAAACGGGTTCATTTAGTAAAACAGTAACTTTACTAATTTTTTCGGACATTGGTTGATGAGGACAACCTGGTACAAACCCGCCACCATGACCAGGTTGGAAGATGGTCCCCGCTCCTTTACCATGTCCGCTGCATGTACCCATGTACAATGCTGCTCCCAGTATACTAGGCATTAGTTCGCAAACCCCTCGTCGTATGGATTACCATAAGCTTCTGTTGCATCTGCCACTCTTTGAGCAGATCCCGTCATATTATTGAACATTGGGATAATACCTTCCGCTTTCCAGTTTTGACAACCAGGTCCCAGAAGGGGTGACAGGGTATAACCTCTACTAATTGAGGTAGTTACGCCAGTATTTGGGTCAGTAGTGCTTGTACTAACGTTTGGTGTAACTATAGGTGATGGACATGTGGTGCCACCACCGCATCCCGTGAAAGTCATGTTGCATTCTAGAGTGACTTTGATACTAGTTCGAGTTCTAGTATCAGGAACATACTGCTTTAGTAGATATTTAGTGTTTTCTGACGCATATGGTAGGTTAGAAAGCGATCCAATGCAAGTTTCTACAAGATTTTCTTGATATGGAATAGTTTCTGGGATATTTTCTTGCGTAAATCCGAGCCATAAGTCCTTTCTGTTCTGAATATCGAGATTTCTTCCGTCATTCATGATTTGTTTGAACTCAGGAGTCATGTTTTCGATGTCATTTAGATGATTATAGTTGTATCTAACTGTATATTCGTCAATTAGTGGTTGAACATCGGATTTTGCAAGCTTTCTTTGAGCGATACGTTCGTTTCTATCGCGCCTTTGGTCCTTTTTGACCTCAACTTTTGCGGGATTTGAGATAACTCTCGTCGTTCTTGGTATAGAAGACGATGCTTGCCTCATTGTAGCGCGGATTTCGGGGTCTACATTGGGAATAATGCGCGTTAAATAGTCATCAAGTTCCTCAGAAGCGGTTGAAGAGTACCCAGGAGTGCGAACATCTTCAACATTTACCTTAAATTGGTTGAAAACCCAACAAAAAGGCGGAATATCTGCGTTGTAACCGCTACCTGGTTCAATAATTTGCACTGAAGTGAGTACACCATCAGTAAAAGTACCGCTAACTCGTGCTGGTGTGCCACTTGCTGACGATGGTGGGTTGATAGTTAGGATAGGATCCTCGTCAATTAGGTCCCAACCCTTACCCCCATAGTTAATTGTTATGCCAGTTACCTGTCCATTTGTAATTGTTGCTACAACATCGGGTTGAATCGACTTAGAAAACGTGTTAGGTGCGCCAGGATCCTGACTCATTGTCTGAAATTGTACAGATTTGTTCCTAAACTCGTACAAACCTACTAGTTGTGCGCGGTCTTTGATACCATATCCCGCTGAAACAGTCACAACATGGTTGCGATTTGACGTATACTGCCCATCTTTAGTAAAGACTGATCCAGAACCATCCAAGTATAGCACATGATACGTGAAATTTTCCAAATCAGTATGGAAAGTTCGTGTAATCGTGTGTCCATTTAGCGTATCATTGACACGAAGGCGGTCAAAACCAGTGTCTCCCTCAGTTACTTCGCGTGATCCTACTGCAGTAACCTTGACATTCATGGTTAAAGCAACAGTAGAGTTGTCTGCAAGTACAACATTGTACGATACTGGGAATACATCACCAACAG